AATTTATGGATGAAATTTATGGATGAAATTTATGGATGAAATTTATGGATGAAATTTATGGATGAAATTTATGGATGAAATTTATGGATGAAATTTATGGATGAAATTTATGGATGAAATTTAATTAAAAAGCATGGAATAGTGTTTGGTTGAAAAGTTTGTTTTTTTGTGTGTTAAAAAATGTGCTAGAATGAGATTTAGAGTCTTTTTCCTTTAATTCTTTTAAAAGAATAGAGTAATCGCCTAGTTACTATAACACTGGAAAATTTTGCCCGTAACTTGTTGATATACATCTAAATTATTAAACTTAATTAAAAACAAAATTTGCAGTTTAAAAGTTATATTTAAAAATCGCAGAGGGCAATATTGCCCCCTGGACATAAATTAATATAACTTTGTGTTTTAACCGTATTAATTATAATTTTTATTTATTATAAAACAACAAGTTGAGGTAAATTAAAAAGTTAATTGCGCCTTTTAAACCAAGATTTTTTCTGCTTTTAAAAGTTATATTTAAAAATCGCAGAGGGCAATATTGCCCCCTGGACATAAATTAATATAACTTTGTGTTTTAACCGCATTAATTATAATTTTTATTTATTATAAAACAACAAGTTAAGCAGTCAATCGCTCTTCTTAATTAAGGCTTTTTCTAGTCTTTTCACTTTACACTTAAAACGGAGATTTTCTCCGTTTTAAGTGGCACAGCTAGAGGGGTATTTTTAGTCGTGATTAGAAAATTCTGAGGTCTTTCATGAGGGAAATTGAATCATCATTATCCATGTCTCCGGGGTCACAATTATCTAAGTACAGAATTTCAACACTCATTCCAGTGTTGGCTAGGGACGCACCTAGATTATGGGCGGATTTATGGGCAGCAGGTTCCGGGTCAAACAAGATAAATGCTTGTTTCCAGTTCTTTTTTATCATATGGACTTGGGCGATTGTGTATGACGTTCCAAATGTTCCTACAGCACCCGGACCTAAACGCCAAACATCTGTTATACCTTCAACTATAACAACTCGTTCACTTTTGGCTAAATTTGCTCCATAAAGTGTATGTTTATGTGGATAGGCTTCCTCGACATTCTCACAGGCTTTGTATTTGAGTTTGTCTCTATTGGTTATGTCACGTCCTTGAAAGCTCACTAAAGTGTCTTGAAGGATGATAGGAGCGATTATACGGTGTTTGTACTCTCCAACTGGTCCCGTGCCTTTCAGGTCAAAAATTTTCTCCAGGTATTCTGGGTCGAAATTTCGAGATTCTAGGTAGGAGTCATGACGGGGGGTTAGGTTGGTTGTCCCCATAGGATACTCGACTTTTTTCTTAATTAATTTGGATTTTTGCTTTTTTACTTGTCGTATTTTTCCCCCAAAACTGTATTGCTCTATAAGGGCAAAAGTTTCTGGCCAGGAAATTGATAAAATAGTTTGGATGACACTGGGTATAGTCTTGCCCTTGCATCGCCAACAAGTCGCGTATATTCCGGGTAATTTAATGCCTAGATGAGTGCCTATGCTGGAAGCACAAAAGGGGCAACCAATTTGGACCCACCCTTTTCTGTTGTGCTTTGTTCCAGTTAAAGAATATGGTATGTTGAAGTCTTGCAGGAATTTAACAAAATTGACTTGATAATTCGCCATAGTTTCTCTCTTTGTATCGCTGTGCTATGGTGTATTTGTCTAGTATCGCGTATACTTCTGGGCCATAGTTTCCCTCTCTGCATCGCTGTGCTATGGTCCTTGATACCTAGTGGAAGGCATTCCCTCGGCCATAGTTTCCCTCTCTGCATCGCTGTGCTATGGTATGGGTGGCAGAAGGCATCCCAGTGGAAGTGCCATAGTTTCCCTCTCTGCATCGCTGTGCTATGGTCTGTCGACACTTTTCAGCGTCGACGGAATGGCCATAGTTTCCCTCTCTGCATCGCTGTGCTATGGTATGCTGGGAAATGCAGTACGTGCCTTCACTGCCATAGTTTCCCTCTCTGCATCGCTGTGCTATGGTTTGGATGACTTCTTTGTTTCTCTTGCTCCAGCCATAGTTTCCCTCTCTGCATCGCTGTGCTATGGTTATTGGATACGGCAATCATCTACCACCACCGCCATAGTTTCCCTCTCTGCATCGCTGTGCTATGGTGGATCGCTCTTATAGGGTTGAAAAAGAAGCAAAAATGATGGTTAGCTCAAAATAAAAGGAGCTAACCATCATTGTTTTTTGTTTCGTTTTTTGCCTATTTTTCTTCATTTATAAGTGAAGGAGTTGTTTTGCTTTATGGGCAATTATCGTCATGTTGTCTTTCTCCTGAGAATCGGGTGTTTTTAATTGCATAAATTGGATTATGGACTTTCGTATTTGAAATTCCCAAGATAACAGAGGATTATGGAAGTTGTTGTTTGTTTTTAAATGATCACCGCTTTTGTTGATTATTCGTCTTTCAATAGATGGTTTCCCATTCTTTTCATGTAAAACAAAGTAGATGATTATATAGCTTTCTTCTTCATTGAAAGCGGTGATTGATATTGTGGGGGCATGAGTTGAATCAAATCCGCATTGAAAAGTGTACTTCATTTTTAAATTCCACAAAAGCAGTCAAAAACAAATCAATCTTTACTAGGCAAATCAATAGCTAATGATTCCATCCAATATTTATTCCCATTGCTCATGCGTACATATACATAATCATTATTGTTATATGTTTTAGTTTTTATTGGTCCTGATACGTGTGTGTGTCGTTTTACCACAAAACATGATTTTGGCTTATTATACATATAATTCTTTTTTTTCATATTATCTGAGAATTTTTTCCAATGACTAAAAGAAGGACATGCGGACCCTGCCTGTTGTACCCGCATTATCTGCTCTCCATGATGTACTTGAGGGGTCTTTTCTTCTGGAGATGGTTTAGGTTTAATATATGTGCTTATGTGTGTATATGTTAGGTCATGTGGTATTGTGCAATCAAGACCAATTGTTGATGATTGGTTAAACATATTGTGTGTAACAATATCAATGTTTGTTCTTAAATAATAATTCATTTCATCTTGATATTCGTAGATAATATACCAATTATTTACAGATTTGTGTGTGTAATTTTTTTTTGCCTCTTTTTTGCATGTTTCGTGTGCTTGTAAGTTTAGACTTTTTATATTAGCAGTTGCATTTATTGGTACAAGAAAAACCAACATAAATATTATAAAAAAATATGATTTTTGGTTCATGGTTTCACCCCTATTTAAAATTGTGTTTCATTTTTTATTTTTTTGAGAGCAGTCAAAAACAAACCAATCACTATTAGGTAATTGGTATGCCATAGATGCGTGGTGATGGCACTTATCTATATTATTTGAATGTATATTGATGTGTGCTATATTAAATCCTCGGACAAAGCTGAGTCTTTGTTCATAATCGGTTTTGTTGAAGTCTTCATTGGTAATTATATTTGGTCGTAATATTGACTCATTGTTATTGTTTGCGGAATTAAGTATGTTTTTTATTAATTGGTATTCAGTAGTCATGGTTTTTTTGGCCATTTTGTTTTCTTTTGTATTTTTTAATTAAGGCAGAAAGTAGAAGATTTTTGGAAACTTCTTTTCCATCAATCACCATAGACATGCGTTCATTCTTTAAAGAAATTATTTTTGCAATATGCTCCTCAATGGTATCTTTTGCGATCAAGTACCAATTTGTTGTTCCGTGGAGATCACCAGCCCGACCGAATGCCCGACCTTCTGCTTGTTTGTGATCTTTCATACTCCACCAAAGTTCGGTGAACACGGTGTGATTTGCAGCGGTCAATGTCCCACTTTCCTTTGCCGCCCTAGACCCGATAAATAGCCGTGTGGATAGGTCTGGTACATATGCGCTGCAAGCGGCCTTGTTCCTTCCATGAAATTCCTTTTTAACCCCGCAATTGTCGCACCGTTGAAACTGGTATACGGCCTCTTGGCGTTTACTAGCGGAAGAGATCGAACCGTCCACCCGTACAGAGATATTGGGAAAAGCGTTGTAAATGGAATCAATTGTGAATTTATGTTCCCCGAAGATTATTAGCTTATCCTCGGTTATGAGCATATTTTTTATCCATTCGATCATAGCTGGGAGTTTGGATTTGACGGCACTTTGCTTCATTTTCTCAAAAGCGTGTAGGCTGATATCGGTTGTTTCTAGCTCTTTTCCACCTTCAAGCAAAACAGGGATTCTAATTCGTTCTGGTAGTTGTGGGAAAACTTGCTCTATTGTACGGCGTATCATAAAGGTGGAGGTTAGAATTTTGTGTAGTTCTTTGGTATTTGTGGCCCCTTTGTATTCCCATTTTCCATGTTTGTGTTTTGGGTCACAAAATTTATGTCCATATTTGTAAAAGCTAGGAAAAATTGTACTGTCAATTATGTTCAAAGGGACAAATAAATCAATGGGTCTGTTTTTCCCAGGGGTCGCGGACATGAGGATCACATGGGGAATGTCAGCCACTAGAGTTTTTACGGCTAATGTTCTGAGGGAATTTGGATTTGAAATATAATGGGATTCGTCGATCAAACACACGTCCCAATTTTCTTCGTACAGGTCAACCCTTATGTCCGTTCTTGTTTTATCTAAAAGAACATCGTAATTACAAATCACCCACTTTTCTATTATTTTTACAGGGGAAAATCCTTGAATCACTTGGATAGATGAGTCTTTGATCCAGTATATAATCTCATCTTCCCAATTATATTTGGCAAAAGCAGGACAGAAAATTAAAATTTTCTTCTTTTTTTTCCAGTGACACCACGCAATAGTCTCAACGGTTTTCCCAAGCCCAGGATCATCGGCAAGAAGACACCGGCCATTGAAGTGTTCAATTTTACGGATTCCTTCTATTTGATATTTTTTTAACTCACTGGTTAGTTGCATTATTCACAAAGGCCGTAAATTGATGAGCATGTGGAATCTTTATCTCTTGGAAAAGACAGTATGTTTTTAGTTGTAATAATTTTCATTAAGATGCAATAATATTATATTTATATATGTTATCGGAGTTTAATTTTTTTGTTTTCCTTTTTGGTGTGGGTGGTTTACATGATGGTTTAGGAGGTGAGGTGTTAGATGCTTTTTTGCTCATCAAATTATTCTCTTATGATTTTAGATTGATGTGGATAAATCCATTATTGAGTAGGCATTTTTGACTTGTTTCTTTTTCGTCTTGTTTTTTAATCGTCCATCCTTTTTTAGTATCACATGGGATTTTTTGTTCAGCAAAGTCAATAACGTGCTGGTAATTCCAGTCATTTGGCACGCATACTTGCATAGAAAGTCCTACTCTTTGCAGTACTTCGGGCTTGGCTTTGTTTGTGTTTTTCATGAAATGGTTACATTTTTCTCTTGGTTTCTTTTCTTTATTTTGAAATGAAGAAGACCATGATTGGTGGTTTTTATATGGAGTTGCAGTGTATCGGTAACAGTGTTTTTTGTCAGTGCAAAATTCGTCCTGACACATGGTGATATCTGGCATTTTATTCCTCCTAATTATTGTCTAATGGCATGTTGTTCTGGGGTTCTGTTGGAATACGCGTATTTTTATTTTTTCAGTAAGCAATTGAATTGCTCGTGCAATGGCTTCTTCCTTGGTTTTAGATTTGACGTGGACTTGCGCCTTGCATTTTCCAAATTCAAAATGAACTTTGTATATATTTTTCATTTTATTTGTCTGTGTTTTCACAAAAAGATATAAAATCAAGTAAAGCGGAGATATTGCTCTTGTTGTCTTTATATTCACTTACTCCAGGTACAAGTAATTTTGAGCTTTGATAGGCGTGACGGGCCTTAACACTCATTAAGTGTTTAACTTCTTTCTCTTCACCTTCTATGATGAGTAAAGCCCCTTTATACAGATAGGTGTCGAAGAAGATTATGCCTTCTTGGAAACATTGGGCTTTTGTTGTGCGTATTGGGCTTTCTATGTATTTATTTCCACATGTATTGCATTTTGGTTGGGGGGTTGTTTTTGGTTGGCAGCATTTTTCGGCTTTTTCATATCCTTTTTTGTATGCTGATGTGTACATTGCTTTGCATATTCCACATACCCAGACCGTGGGCATTCTTGTTGTGCTATCTATTAGAATTTGGACATTCATATTTAGTGGATTCCTTATTAAATACTGTTATATTTAGGTGAGTAACGCCATAAAGTATTTTATCTTGCATTTTAGAAAATTTGGTATGTCATAGATGCTCTTTAATTAAAAGACGCATTGACTTTTGCGGAATCCACAGCCATTTCTGCATCAATTTCCAGATACCCAAGTTTCATAATTTGTTTTATAACCATGCCTTTGGGGAGTTTATCTGTGATCATTTTTTCGCAGATGGGTGGGATATCTTCGTCATCTATCCAGCAGAGTTTGCCATGGCAACATAAACTTTTAATTGCTTTTTCTGTCTTGATGGTTTTGTTCCCATTTGAGAAAGTTTTTGTTGATACCCAATGGTCATATTTGACTGAATCACATAAGTTTCCACATGTTGGACAAATCATAGGTATTCTCCAGGGTGTTTATCAATTTAATTATTGGGCTTTACTTAGTAATTTATTGTACGAGCGTGTGTAGAATAAATCACCAAGGGTTTCGTAATCTTTTTTATATCTGATAATTTTTCCAGTGTTACGGCAGTTTTCACATGAATTTATATCTGATTTTTTATGCTCGGGGATATTGTTAGATTCTTTGCATTTTGGGCATTCTGGCCAGTTGGATAGGGCGTTGTTTTTTGGAATTATTTGAAAAGTGTCCACGCTATTTTTGGACACGGGTATATTTATACCACTAATACAATCCATTTTAATTTGTTTGCATGGTATGACCCCGTTCATATCCATTGTACAGTCGCATTTGTTGTCCGTGTTGAATAGCCCATCTAATTTATTTTTCTTCAAATAGTCCATAATTATTTTAAATGCATTCATTTTTTTGTTAACCTGTCTTTGATTGTGGTGTCATGGCGATTTAGTTGAGTTTTTGTGGTGTATTCGTAAGGAACTGCCCAACTATCCACGCAATCTGCACTCCAGCTGATTCTTAATATTTTTAATTTTTCAATGTTCCAGGATGTAAAGGTGATAGCGTTTTGCAATTTCGCGTATATTTTCTTTTACGTAAAGTCGCGCCCTCAGTTCATTGGGAAAGATTTTTTTTAAGGTAATCCAGTGCCAGGATTTTACTTCATTGGTGCTTGATTCAGGATTGAAAATTGTGAGAGCTATTTGCCATTTATTGTGTTTTTGGTATCGTGTGGGTGGTTGGATTTCCCCTACGGGGTTTTTGTTGATTTTGATAATAGTTGATGGCTCATTGGCACACACAGCTGCTAATCCTGTTTTTCGTGGAAGTTTCTTGAATGAGACCTTTAACGGTTTGGAGTAGTAGTCTAGCGGGAATTGTTCAAGTTTCATATTGATGTCCTTTGTGGTTTTTGATTTTGCCTCATTTCTTCAAAGTATAGTTTGTGAGGTTTGTAAAGTCAATTTATTTTAATTATTTTTCAACTGTTGCCTGTACCATCGGCGGATTTGGGGGGCCATGTTGATGTATTCGTGTTGTTTGCACAACCGGGCCTTTTCGTCCAGTTGTGTGTATTTTTCGTATATGAAAGAGGAGTAGTCCTCTTCCCATGTCCATAGGCTGTAATCTCGGGAGCTTTTGTCGTATTTTTTCCAGTCTTTGTAATTTTGCTGAGAGGCTTGGCGGAATAGATATCTGAATGCCAGGATATTGTCAGGAGTCCCTATACATGTGTAGTTGCAGTTGAAAGGTGTGTTATGAATTAGAAACACCACTCCGATAAATTCTGCGAGGGAGTTGTAAAATTTTTTTGTGTCAGGTGTGATTATTCCGTACATGTCCCCTGAAATTACAACATTTTTCACATTTAAAGTAGTATGGGAAAAGCAGAATTCTTCAATAAATGAATGTGTAAAATGATCATCTTTCCATGATTTTATAAAGTCATGAATTAGTTTTTTCTTGGGGATAAATTGTGTAGTTATTGGTGTATCAAAAAATTTTATTCTATCCATATGGTCTCTTTGTATTGTAAATTATGTTAATATTGTAAAGTAACTGTTGGGCAAAAACAAGGTTCCATAGTTCTATTTTTGTGTGTAAATGTTATTTAAAATCATAGCCTTATGGACAAGAGTTTTCTAAATGAATAAAAAAGCAAGTGTTCCTGCATCATATCGCAGGTGGAAGACAGCGGGTGATATGCGAATGGAGATTGAAGAATTTTACGAATCCTGTATAAATCGTGAGTGGATTCTTAATTATGATATAAATGGAGTTGCGTATAAAAAACAAAGATTAATGTGGGTGAAGAGATATACATTGGGTGCGTTAGCAGAACATTTAGGCATTCATTCTAATTTTTTGAGTGCTTCCCGTTTTTGGGGTGATGATTATGAGTCTGTATTTCTTAGTGCAAAGAAAAAATCTTTTTATCAGGGGATTATGGTTCGATGGACGCGGACTATTTGGCCTTTAGGAACTGAAACAAGAAAAACTTCGAGAGCAATTCAAAAACGTCTTTAAGATACTGTAGAAGAATTCATAGAAATTGTTAATACATATTTCGATAGTTGCTTGTCTCGTAGATGGGAAATGAAGAAGGGGGCAAATGGTGAGGAGTATCGCCAAGAATTTGTCCAGCAAATTAAGCCGTATACCATGAGTGGTCTTTGTGTTTTTTTGGGGATTAGTCATGCATCTTTGTCTCGAATAAAAAAAAGGGGGCCTAAATTTGAGGAAGTGATTACATATGCTAGAATGAAGTGCGAGGCTTATGCGGAGGAATTCTTATTTTCGGGGAAATCTGCACAGGGGTCTATGTTTGTTTTAAAAAATCGTTATGGTTGGCATGACACTAGAAGAGAGGAAATTTCTGGTATTGATGGTCAAGAAATTAATATAAGTGTGAATGATGAGAAAGCACAGCAAGCCAGGAATACCCTTTTGTTATTGACCGCCAAAAAAAATGATATATGAAACACGTACATCAGGGCCGTGTTGTGTATTGTCAGGGATTGATAAGGGTGCAATGTATTTCGTGTAATTTAACAACAGTATACGTATCTTGTTGGACTAATGCATGGAAATTATGGGAAAAATTAATATGAACGAAAAAATGAATATTGTGAAAAATGAAATTAATTGATTTTTGGAAGATACAAAGAAACCAACAGGGGGAAATGTGCGAGGTTCACCCATTTCATGAATTAATTGCTGACTACTTGACAAAGTTGGTGCTTGGGACTTTAGACAAAACTAATTTAATGATTTTAATGCCTCCTCGGTGTGCTAAAACTGATTTGGGGGTTAAGGCATTTGTCCCTTGGGCTTTGAGTTGGTTTCCTGATTCTGAATTTATAATTACTTCATATGGTAGCGAACTTTCCACTGATAGTGCAGTTAAAATTAGAGCTACATTAGGAAGTGATTGGTACAGGAGTATGATTGGTTCTGATTGGGGTGCTGAGGTGTTGATGGTTGGAGAAAAAGCAGGTGGCCAAAAGTCTCATTTTTATACAAAAGAAAAGGGGAGTGTGAAAGCGGTTGGTGTGGGTGGTGGAATTACTGGGTGGGGAGCAGGGAGACTTAGAGAGGAATTTGGTGGTTGTGTAATTATTGATGATCCATTGAAAGCACAAGACAAGGACTCCGCTGCTGAAAGGAAAAAATGTATTGAGTGGTATCATGGAACTCTTGATTCCAGGAAAAACAGGAAAGAATCCCCCATAACACCCACTTTATTAATTATGCAACGCCTTCATCCTCAAGATTTAGCTGGCCACCTTCTCCAAACAGAAAGGGACAAATGGGAAGTTTTGCAAATTCCTGCCCACGATAATGAAAAAAATACGATATGGCCTGGACGAATTAGTTACCAGGAATTGATGGAAATGAAGGAAACCAATCCATATTTGTATTATTCCCAATATATGCAAGTTCCCAGTGATGCATCGTTTAGTTTGATGCAGGAAAAATGGTTTCGGTATTGGAATGATTTGGACACCGTGGAAAAGCGACTGACGTTGAAATATATCACTGGTGATACGGCATTTAAAGCAAAGGATACGGCGGATTGGTCGGTTTTTCAGTGTTGGGGTGTGGACAATACTCGTAGTATAATTTTACTCGATCAAGTTAGAGGGAAATGGGAATTTCCAGAATTATTAAGACAGGCAAAGGCTTTTTGGTTCAAGCATCATAATGTATCTAGGGGGATTACGAGAGCATCTGAATTCTGGATTGAGGATAAAGCGTCAGGAATAAGTCTGATACAAACGCTTAGGAAAGATGGTACACCCGTCAGGCCTTGGGAGCCAAATTTGGAGAAAACCAGTGGTGATAAGGCGGCTCGTGTGAATCAATGTGCTGTGCCAATGGCCGCTGGGAGAGTGGAGTTGCCCAATTCAAAAATGCCTGGATACCGATGGGTAGATCATTTGGTGAATGAATGTACGGGATTCACAGCAGATGATAGTCATCTATATGATGATCAAGTGGATGCTATGACATGTGCCATATTGGTTTGGATGGAAAGGGGGGGAGGCACGGGGCCGGTTCCTATAAAATAGGTATATAATGCTAAATACTGTCAATTCCGTACAAGTCACGCCTGCACCTATTACATATATCATTAACAATTTAACATAAGTATGGATGTTCGGCTATTTCCTCAAAACGCTCTATAAAGTTTGAATAATATTTGTAGGCTTGTGTTTCGCCATACTCACGTACAAAAAATGGTAAAGAATTTGATAGTCATGTCGATAAGCAATACAGGGTTTGGCGAACGGTAAATGTGGGTGCAACTCCATATTTTATAATGTTTTTTAAGAACCTGTTTGAATCGTTATGAACACAGGGGTATATCCCTTTGAATGGCGTAAACCTTTAAAATTAGGGAAAATTAATGAAAGTTTTAGTGGCCTGGGCAGGCCAGAATTAAAGAACAGCTCACCTCCAAACCAGGGAATGGTACTTTATATTAAAGCGGAATATGGATTTTCGCATAAATCGGAGAATGAACCAATGGCTCTTTCAATTAATACTAATGTCGCTTCATTAAACGCAACCCGGAATCTGACAAAATCTACGTCCAATATGAGCAAGACTTTTGAACGACTTTCATCCGGTTTGCGTATCAATAGCGCAAGTGATGATACAGCGGGACTATCAATATCCACAAGAATGACCTCACAGATTAGAGGCATGAACATGGCTATGCGTAATACCAATGATGCTATATCATTGACGCAGGTAGCAGAGGGTGCTTTGAATGAAACCACAAATGCCCTGCAACGTATGCGTGAGTTGGCCATTCAATCCAATAATGCAACCATGACCGGAAGTGATCGTGATGATATACAAAGAGAAGTTGCCCAGTTGATGGATGAGATCGAGCGAATTGCTGATACAACTGAGTTTAATGGTCAAAGTCTGTTGAGTGGTGGTTTCGTAGGTAAGAAGATGCAGGTTGGTGCTGAAGTAGGTCAGATGATTGATGTATCTATTGGTGATGCCCGTGTTTCCGCCCTTGGTCTTACTTCAACTACAGGAATTAAAATAAGTATTGGTGCTGGTGCTGGTTCTGCGGACAAGATTGGTTCTGCCATCAGTAAAATTGATGCTGCCCTGGATTCTGTCTCGGTAATCCGTTCTGAACTTGGTGCCTACCAAAACCGTTTTGAGTCGGTCATAGCCAATTTGAGTAATGTTGTGGAGAACACATATTCTGCACGATCACGTATTATGGATGCAGATATAGCAACTGAGACTGCTAAATTGACTAAGAATGCTATCATGCAGCAAGCAGGATCAGCAATGTTGGCTCAGGCCAATCAGCAGCCGAGGATTGCTTTACAGTTGCTTGGATAGAGTGTTGCTTCTAATCAGGAGGAAGGTTTAATTGGTATAGTTGAATTATATTAATTTTGTTAAGTGTTACGCAGTTGAATTCACAAGAAACA